ACCGAATGTACGCACGCGCAGCGGCTTCATGGCAGTCTGTGCCACTCGGGCAGCTGTGCCGGCGCTCGGTCCTTTAGGTTTCGCGGGGTTCGCCTGAATGTCAGCCAGGATGCGCTCGATGTCCAGTTCCCCGCGGATTGCTCCGAGGGCCTTGGTGGTCGTTGCCTTGGCCTGTCCAACGTTCCGGGCAGAGATGTTATTCTCTCCCAGGATGCCCTCAATGCCACCTACGGCACCGATGATGCTTTCCCGTCCGGTTGCCTTAGCAGCGTCCAGGACGTTCTGTAGGTAGCCCTGAGTCTGGCTTTTGCCCTTATTGATGTCATTGTCACGCTTGGACTGGATGTGCTGGTTCCAGCCAGATACCGCCTGGACGAACGCTCGGTCCGCATCGGTGGCACCTGATACCTCAGGCTTCAGCTTGTCTGGACTCACCGGTGTGACGTCCTTGCCTACCTTGGTGATACCCTTAAGCTTGTCTGCGCCCGGGCCTGTAGGACGGATGTCAGAAGTATCAACACCACCCTTCACGCCTGTGGTCTTCTCAGACTCAGCCAGTTGCTTGTCACGCTTGATCTTCAGCGCTTCCTTCTCCTTGGCAGCCACTGTCGCCTTGCTGGCCGTGACCTCACCCTTGCGCGCCTTATCGGCAGCAGAGAGGAACTGCTCCTCTTGCTTAATGTCGGCCCGAGAGGTAGTCCGTCGCCGCTTCTTGTTGGCGAGGACCTCGTCCCGGAATGATGTGAACTCCCCCCTCAGGGATCCAACCTGAAGGGAGCTACCGACCTGCTGACCGAGTACGCCGGTGTTCAGGAACGAAGCCATTACTGGCCCCGACGCATCGGGTTACGTTTGTCTTTGGGTGCCTTGGAGAGCAGCACGTCACGCAACGTCCGGCTGTTCTCGGACTTCTTAACGGCCTTCTTCTTGACTGGCTTCTTCTTCTTGGCGACCTTCTTCTTGGCAGGCTTACGGCCTCCAGAAGCGTCACCTGCTTCAACGGCATCCCGGCGAGCTTTCAGCTTTCCAGCGAAAGAGCCCTTACCGGCGAATACGTCTGCGGGTCTACGTGGCATTGCAATTACCTCTTGAGAGTTCAGACAGTGCGTCCACTGCCTGGTTATAGTCTGGGTTCTGAGTGACCAGTGCGGTCATAGCGAAGCCCAGTGCGGTTACGGTGCGCTCTTCGGCACACTTGGGTTTGATGTTCCACTCACGGTAGCATAGGTGTAGGCATTCGTGAATGAGGGTATTCAGCACCTCTGAGGGTGCCTGTTGGTAGCAGATGTCAACTGTCATGCTCGGCCATACGCATCGGCCGGCACACCCAGAGTCTTCCATCCATTCGCCGTTCCGTGGCTTGATGGTGTACGTTGTGCCACCCAGGGTTATGTGGGTGGGCAGCAACTTCTTTAGAGACTTGCTCATGGATTCAGCCAGCCGTCTGGCAGGTAGTTGTTATCAACAATGTACCCACTCCAGATACTGTTTGCCTGGCCTGTGGTTGTCGAGACAACAATCTGTTTGACCTCAGTGTTCTCAGGGAGGACGTAGATCGGGCTCTGCTCAGTGTAGCTGGCTTCCCACAGGTAGATATCTGACTGTGTACGCCAGGATCCACCAGGCAACATAATCTGCGAGGCGATGTGGGTGTCGTTGTTACCAGCTGACCGGCCAGTTCCAATTGTGTAATGATCCACCAGCACGGTGTGTCCTGCCGGTACGGTGTACTGGGTCTGTAGCGTCTGCCCGGAACCTGGGATTATAACAGCTTGGGTGTTATTTGATGGGAACGTGTCGATAGAGATGCTGCCAACATTTGTTCCATTCGAGCCTGACTCCAGTACGTACGCCCGGTTCACTCGGTAGAATTGATCAGCAGATAATGAAAGAGTAATGCCCTTCATTTCGAAGTCCTGCGAGACCTCATTGCCATTGACATCTAGCCCCTCGACGCGGATTGACCACGCACCAGTACCTGTCGTCATGGTATCCTCGGCGGATGTACTTACGGCAGTCACAGACGTACTGCTGGTGGGCAGTACGCGAGGTGTACCTTCAGGCCAGAGTTCTTGTGTACCCGAGACAACAGCAGGGTTGGTTCCGAACTTACGGAAGCTGCGCCATCCTGGAACAAGGCCAAGTGCAACAGCCATCTTGAACTCAGACTGGCCCACATTGGCCATTGGGAAATTAAACATGTTACCTCCTAGATCTTAACATTGATTTATTGCTGGGCTTACGGCCCAGTACGTGTCCTGCAAACTTCTTCAGCTCGGCATCCATGAGCCTGTCCTTCTCAACCTGCTCGGCCTTCTTCTCGTCCCTGGCCATGCTGTCCACGAAGTAAGCACAGGCGCCGGCAATCGCTTCGATACGATCGTCGTGTCCCAGTGAGCCACGCTCTTTGGTGAGTCTGGTCATCTGATAGAACGCCGCGTACTTCAGGTTCTCACGTGCTTGCAACACGTCATCCTCAATGCACTTACGGTCAACCACAAGTCTGTGCTGGTTCATGATTGGTTCGAGGGTATCGATTACCCTGAGCTCCTTCTGGCCCTTGGCCCACTCAGCTTCCTCTACGCCACACTTGGAGTGCACACGGTTGACCACGGGCTTGAACAGCTCGTTGAACATACCGCCACCGTAGTTGGGCTCGATGATCACAAGGTTTACTTCTTCGTTCTTGGCAACCTGTGCGAGTGCATCGAGGGTCACCGGGCTGTAGCCGTCCTTGAAGCCACCCACACGACGCAGGTGGAGCATACCATGAAGGTACTTGACGACAGCGAACCCAGTCTCATCCTGTCCACGACCCGAGGGATCGATGAACATGACTGCTCCGGAGTACTCTGCCCAGTTATCAGCTGACTTAATGGCCCGGTGATAGCGATCCCCGGTTAGTCCAACCACATCAAGATCATTAATGACTTGGTCAGGACCTGAACCCCAGACCAAACGGACTGGTGCTTCTTCAAGGTCGATGTCTGACACAATAAGGTCGGCCAACTTGAGCGGGTAACGCTCGGCATCGCTTACACTGGTGTCCAGCATGAACTGCAAGGCGAACCCTGAGCGGCCATAGGAGGCCTCACGTTCGCTAAGGTCGACTTCGGCGAACCTGGTGTCCGTCGGTTTGCCAACCATTGTGTTGTCGTTGTCGACGGCCTCAAGGATCGAGGGCGCCAGGTGGGCACGCATACGCTCGAGCCTCTTGAGGTCCGGGTAACGGGCGCACCAGGTTCGGGTAATGAACCCACGGGACTCAAGGTCAGCATAGACTGACATCTCGGTCTGAGGGGTACCCAGGTACAGGATGCGGTTCTTGTCACGTTGCGTGCTCAAGATGGCATCGAATTCTTTGATAGACTCTGAGAGCCTGTCGCGCATCAGCTGGGTCATCGAGTTCTTTGGGACCTCAATGTCGTCAGCGATAATGATGTCCGCTCGGCTACCAGTAATCTGCCCAGTGATACCTGCAGCTTTAACACTTGGCGCCTGTGCAGGGAGCGCGGGTCCGACGTCAAACGATACGGAGGAGTCGCGCTGTCCCTGTCGCGGTGACAAGTGTTGCAGGATAGGCATGTCATGGATTAACCTCTTGATGAAGATCGCGAAGGCATCTGAGCGATCCTTACTTGCGGACACCACCAAGATCTTCAAGTGGGGATCCCGCAAGAGAAGCCAGAGCACGAACGCTGCAGTGATCCAGGACTTACCGATACCACGGAAAGCCTGGACCATCGATCGGCGGGCGCCGAACTGCAGGTAGTCTGCGATCTCATACTGTAGAGGGGTGGGCTCAGGGAGCCCGAGGTGCTTCCACACCAGGAACAGAAAGTTGGAGAACCTGGCGTGCACCTTCTTAAGTTGTGTCTTGTCCATTGCTCACCTTTAGTTGCGGTACTCTTTGGGAACCTCATCATCCATCGGGAGGTCGGACATTTCTTTCATTGCTCGTGCGATCGAGGACTGGTCGGCTTCACCCTTGCCAAGTTCGATCTGGTTGTCTTTGAGGAACTGACGGGCAACCGATAGGATACTCGCGGGGCAAGTAGCTTTCACAGGGTTACCTTCCTTGTCAATTACCGTCACTCCTTCGTTGATGGCAGCGGCCAGTGTATCAGCCAGCGTGGCATGCAACATGTTCATTGCGTCTTTTGTAGCTTTCATTTACTTTGCTCCGAGGAATTTCTGCAGCAACCGCTCGAGTCCGGAGGTGCCCAAACTGGCAAAGCAACAGGCGAGTCCGATTAGAGCACTCGTTGATATGTCCGGCATCCAAGCCAGCACTGTGGTTGAAACAGCACCAAGTGACGCACTAGATAGTGCGCGTCCGGTGACAATACGCCAGGTAAGAGTCTCAGTCGACGCAAGTAGATTGCCGATGCCAGTCAGAAGACCGGCACCAGCAAGCAGGGCGATTGTCTGGATTGACAGTGTATGATTATCCATACAAATCTCCAGATTTAAAGGTTAGGTGTAGAGGAACCAGTCACACGGGTTCGTGTCACCTGGTATGCTGTTTATGGTAAAGCTCGTGCCCTGGATGATATTAGTCACCCATACCGGACCGGCCCCACCAGCTGCAGGGGTTGCGTGGATTACGCCAATCTTTGTCTGAGAAGTAATAAGACTTGGATCAGGAGGTGTCACCACAACTCCGACACCACTGCCTAGGGTTACCTGACCAGACGTAAGGCGGTTTATTGTACCAAAGTTCTGGACGTTACCACTCATCAAGACATCACGTCCCAGGTTCCAGGTACCAAACAGGTTGTTGAACGACCACCGAGAACCAGTGTAGTGACCACCATGAGTTGTGATGGTGCCACCTGTGGCAACCGAGACTGCGTCATTACCAGACACATTGCAGTCGCGGGCGGTGAGGTTTGATCCATTTGCCACCTGTATGCCCACCTGGTTACTCTTGACAGTAACGTTGGTCATTTCACAGAGTGATGCATTTGCACTGAAGACAGCGGAGGCATTAATGTCGCCAGATTCAACCTCAAACTGAGAGTTGTCAATAGTCACCACAGCCGTAGCTTCATCTATGCCAATGGCACTGACGTCCACAGAGGCGCCTGCATTTGTCATGCGCATGTAGACGTTCCGGATGATTACGGTGGCATTCTGTGAGTCGTTGCCAACACCACCAGGATCACCAATCGCCAGACACACTAAACGATTCATGCCACCAGATGGATTTGTGTCCTCGTAGATTTCATCCCATATAAGGTTGGAATCGCTGAGTAGAGTCAAACAGTCAGCTGGGGCGTGTAACATAGATGCGCCAATCAGAGAAGCCCCACGCTGGTACTCACCAACACGAGTCAACTGACAAGCACGAACGATAAAGTGCGCTTGGGCTATCGGGTTGGTCACGTTGGAGGTTATGTTGACTCCAGCCACTTGTGCACCGGTCTCGACGATACAGTTGGTTAACAACGTGGTGCCGCCTGTGAAGATTGGAATCTGCATCCAGCCACCTGAGTGATCATCACCCATGGTGCCGTGGCGAATATGGCAGTTGTCCAGGATGCACCTGGTTCCTGCCCAAGTGTCAGCCATAGGGAACAGGAAGCCGTCTAAAGCATCCCACAGCTTAGTTGGGTAGAGCGTCAAGCCAATGAAGTAGTTCTCACTCACCTCATCGAACGGAGACTGAGGGGACGACTGCTGCTCAGAGATTCGAACAGTACCAGGAACCATCGCAGAGAACACAAGTCCTGGGATGCACTGGAACGCATCTAGCTGGTATTCACCAGGCGCAAATAGAACTTGCTGGTACTCCAGCTGGCCAATCTGGTAACCCTGGTAGGAGCCGGTCGGCACATGCATGTCTTCGTAAAGGATAATGGCAGTATTATCGATGAACTGACGCACCTTGAACCACCGACTGTAGGCTGTACCATCAGTGGACTCATCGAATCGGATGTACTGATCGATGTAAACTTCCCCAGGATCGATGACTCCCTGAGCAAGAGGGTGTGAGAAGTCACCATTCATTTGGCGACCATCTGTTCCATCAATAGTTGAAGCTCTGGCCACCCGGTCCTTTGTTATCATATAGTCAGTGCCAACTAGAGCAGCCGACAGAGCCATTGCTTCGGCGGAGGTTGTTACCGTGTAAGTGGTCATCGCTGCCAGGCGGGCTTCGCTAATGGCTGCTGCGGTGGCGGCGGCTTGTGCATCTGCTTCACTGGCAGCTGCATTGGCTTCACTGGCAGCTGCGTTGGCTTCACTTGCAGCCGTGGTGATCACATCAGCAGCCGTGGAGGCAGCATCGGCGTTCGTCGCTACAACATCAAGGCCAGTCAGCACAACGTCAGCGTTCGTGGAAACCACGTCGGCATTCGTCGACACAACGTCGGCATTGGTGAGCACCAGGTCAGCAGCAGTATCGATGGTGTCCTGATTGGTAGCCACGAGGTCAGCTGCAGTATCGATGGTATCCTGATTGGTAGCCACCAGGTCAGCTGCAGTATCGATGGTATCCTGATTGGTAGCCACCAGGTCGGCCGCACAAGCAGCCTCAGAGACGGCAGCAGCTGCAGCAGCAGCAGTGGCCAGACCCAGCTGAGACGTCATACTAGTCTCGGCCCATGTCTTCGTAACGGCATCCTGTGCATTCACAGGGTCCGCCAGGTCTTTCATGACTTTGGATTCTGCATCCCACTTGTCATCACCTGCATCAAGCTGGAGCGCGAAGTCGACGGTGTCGTCGATGTTCTCCTGCTGGAGGTGAAACACTTGGTCAGCGCTGAGGTCCAAGTCTGCCTCAGTGAGGTTGCCGGCGTCCTGGAAGTCGACCAGGCGTGCGTCGTTCTTCGTGTTACGCTTAATCTGCACGATCTCACCACCAGCGGCTGGAGTTACCAGGCGAATCACTGAGGCAGTGAAGAACGTGTAATGCGTGGTCACAGTCTGAAGGACACCATCGATGTACACCTCAACGTAATCCTCTGTGAGGTAGTCGAAGGTAATCGTAAAGTCAGTCTGGGCTGCGCCAGCAGTGTAGGAGACTCTGCTTAGAGACATCTTGAACTCCAATTAAGTAATAGGGAGATGCCCCCGAAGGGGCACCTGGTTATCTCTCGCTGCGGGCCGGTAGAGTTGAACCGGCAATGTTCCACAGGTCTTGCATGATGAACATGTTGGCACCAGGTAAAGAGTACTGCAGGTTACGCAAGTCTTGCTGAGAGTAGTTGTAGTCGGAGCGCGTGACGGCTGCTCCTACACCACCGATGGTCTTCAGTACTCGGTTGCCGAGTGCGACTGTAGGGTTACCGGTGACAATGTTCTGGTCAAGGCCAGAGGACCGCTGGTCGAACACACCTTCATGCCCAGTCATGGCGAGCATTGTGTCTACCGTGGTCGGTACGATTGAAGCCCAGGTCGACCGAGAGAAGCCAGCCTTGGCAATCTCGGAAGCATTCAGCCTCTCCTTATAATGTTTCCTCTTACGGCGCTCGTCCATTGTGGCACCTTTGTACGCCTGCTGTGCAGTGTAAGCCGTTGCGGCGAACATCATGGACAGCGCACCGTTCATGAAGGTCTTCATGTCACGGTGGTGGACTCCGTGAAGCAAGTGCTTCTCCCAGGCGCCGATAACGAACGTACGGAATTGGAACAAAGTCTGTCCAGCATTACGGGACAGGAATGGGTTTAGGTTGCCGATGTCGTTCTCCTGAACAGCCCGGCGTCCCATGCCGAACATAGCACCAAGCAGAGACTCACGAGCCTCGCGGTCTTCCCATTGTTCAAACACAGGATCGATACGCTTGGTTGTGCTGCCATCTGCAGGCCTGGCGTGGGCTTTGTACATCTTCTGGATACGCTTGAGCATAGGCCCGTCGATGCCTTCACCAGCCAGCCGGTTCATCTTACTCTTACTGACAGCCTTCCCAGCACCGATCTCGGCGAAGTCGTGGAGCATACTGATAGCCAGCATCCGTTGCTGTAAGGTCATCATGGCTTGCAGAGGGATCGCTACGGCATTCCGGCCGTGGTGATTGAACACCTCCATTGCGTTGGTGCCTTTACCCAGTGCCTCCGGATCGATGTTCCAGTGTTGCATGGTCCTGCCGCGGAGCATTTCCGTACCCACACCCATGTACTCTTCAGCCAGGCGAGCCACCGGGTCCGTAAGGAGACCGTCAGCATCTTTGGCATTGAGCTTACGCATGTGAGGGATGGTGTTGGCCATA